TCTAATACATTACCATCTTGTAATTGTTTTTCTAAATCTATATACTCACCTGCACTCATTTTAGATATAGGTTGTAATCCATACTGTATTCCTTCAAACTCAAATACAGGTAAAAAGATTGCTTCTGTTTTTGTAATCTTTTCGTGTAAATCTAAATAAACTTTTTGTAACGATGATATATCCCAAGTTCTAATAAACTCTTCTTCATAGTTAGATATAGCAGCTACAATCCTAATGATTTTCTCTACTTCTGACAAGTGCTCAAACTGTCCTAACTTCTGATAATGCTCAATTGTAAATTCAATCGGTATATCTATTTTTATATTCTTCATATACTTTATTATATTTTTAGAGTTTCTTTGGTATAGGTAGTTCTAATTCAAAGTTCTCTAATTTAAGTTCTTTTCGTTTTTCATTAACTACTAACATTGCTCGTAGGTATAATTCCTGTCCTAATTTCTCAGCGTTCATATATACATAGTTTGTAAATTCTTTACACCCCTCTATTGTATTAACTGTTGCAAATTTATCTGCTAATTCTTTTTCTGTTATTATTTCTTTTTTTTCCATATTATCTTAATCCACTTATTACTAATTTTTTTCTTATTGGGTTCTCTACCCTATTCCAATTACATATTGCTAAACTCATCACACAATCATCGTGCATACCACTCATTGCTCCATACGAGATTTTACCACTCGGTAGGTATTTGTATTGGAATGCGTGTAACTCTTTGTATAAAGGTTCAAACAAACTAACTGAAGGCAGTTCTAATGACATATCTGATATATCACTAATCAATCTTCTTATTATATTTTCTTTTGTTGTATTTGTAGTTATAAAAGGTTTTACCGATTTATATTTCTTTTTTATCATCTCATATACTGCATCTCCTATGGAGTTTGCTTCTACATATAATTCTGTTCTGTATTGCTTACATAAATATACCACCTTATCAACGATTGCAGAGTATTCTAATCCTCTTTCTCTCCACATATATATTACCCTACCACTTGTATCCATAATCGTTAATACAGAGTAATCTTGTTTTGTTCCAATATCTAACCCACCAAGTGTTCTATCTTTAGTTCCATTCCAATTACCTAAATTACATACTTCATCTATATTAGAAAATACTTCACCATCTCCCTCTTGCCATTGTGCTAAAAACTCTTGGTTAAAAATAGATGGAGGTAAAGACTCTTTCTGTTCTTTTATAAACTCCTCACTAATATATGGACTAATAGTAGATGGAGCTGTATAAGAGTTATAGTTCTTATCATCTCCTCGTTGAAAATATAAGTAAAACCAATTCTTTGATTTTGGTGTTCCTGCAATCAAACACTTCTTTCCTTTTGCAGATAGTGTAGGTAGAATAGATTTATTAAAGGCATCATCACTCACATCTTGTGCCTCATCTATAAAACAATAATCTATACTTAACCCTCGTATTGTTTCTGGCTTCTCTGCAGAACGAAAGTATATCCTACTACCATTAATAAGAGTAATTATCTTCTCACTCTTATTTGCTTCTTTTGTTATTGGTGTAAATTCTATTGCATCTAATATCTGTGATAGAACCTTTACTGCCATTGAGTAATAAGGAGATACCCACAATAAGGTAGTGCGAGGCTTGTTAATGCTATAATATAATAACATATTAATAAGAAGTAAAGTTTTACCAATTTGCCTACCACATACCAAAGTGTAGAACATATCCTCTTTGTTAAGTATATCATCTATAATTCCTTTTTGAAATTCGTATGGTTTAAATCCTTTATACTCCACTAATTAAAATCAAATGTTATACTTCCTGATGTTTCTTGTTTAATCTCTTGTCTTTCTACATATCCTCTATGCTTACCTTTTGTTTTAAGATAAAAGATTTGACCTGTAATGTTTCCTTGTTCTATTTGTTTAAAGAGTGCTCCTTCTACAAAATCTAATGTAGCATCTTGTATTTCATCTACTTCTTTTTTAAACCCCTCATCATTATTACACCATTTATAAAATAAGGTTCTACCTATCTTTGCCTTCTTACAAGCAGATGTAACAACTCCATGCGTTTCTTCTAAACATTTAAGAACTCTCTTTTGAGAAGCAGTTCTCCTTTTAGTCTGTTCCTTTTGTTTTTTCATCTTTGTTCTCTTTAAGTTTTTCGTGTGAGCCATCACAATGACCTTCTACATCTTTTGTGCATCCACATCTACATTCGTATTTAAATTCTATTCCCATAATTTCTATTTCTTTTTTACTTTACTTTTTTTAACTGCTTTGACAGGAACTGCCTTAGCTTTTCTTTTCTCTATTGCTTTTGACAACTTATCTAAATCTATTTTAACAGGTTGTGTTTCTACTTCTTCTATCCAAATAGGTTCTACATATTGTTTAGGCAAAACTTGTTTCATCTTCTCTGATGATTTTGTTTCTTCACTCCATTCTATTGTGTTAATAAAGTTATCTACCTTTCTATGTGTGTCTCTATCTAAACAACTACACGTCTCTACACTTCTACCATCACTAGAAAATATATTATATACTTCATACAAATAAGTTCTATTAGTTCCTTTTAATTGTTTTCCTCTTGTATGTTCTAAATAATGTAACACACTAGCTTCTTGTTCTAATGTTAATTTGTTTTTTTTACTCATTTTCTTTATAATTTTTACATGTCCATTTATTCATTTTTATTCTTCTTTCTTCACAACCACACGATTCATAACCTAACCATTCAACTGCTACTATATATGCCCAATAATGGGAATTACCAAAAGTAATCCATTCTAAAAAAGTTTCTAACCAATCTCCTAACTTTATCTTACAACCTAATTTCTTCATAACTATTTTTTCCATTTTGCTTTTAACGTGCATAAATTAGTTGTTGCAAACTCATCTGTAATAATATCATCAAATGGTGTAACATACTTATCATATCCTTTACCTGATGGGAACTTTATATTCTTTATTACTCTATATACCGAACCAATTGAACAATCAAATGCTTTTGCTACTTCTTTATAGTTCTTACATTCCTTGTATAACTTAATCATACCATCTCTTTCTTTTCTTAAATACTTTCTACCATCTTTAAGATGATATTTTAAAACGTTTTGTCTTTGTGTAATTACTTGTAAATTATTTACCGAATTGTTATTAGTATCTTCATCTATATGGTCTATTGTTAATCCCTCTGCTATTTCTCCTACAAAGTTTTCATATACTAATCTATGCACATAAACTAATTTACCTACTTGTAAAGGATTTCCTTTCTTATCTACTTTAGTTTTAGAATATGTATCTTCATTAAATAATCTAACTTGTAGATATTTCTTCTTACTCTGTGATGCTCTCTGTGGTTTAAGTTCTCGTATGTTCTTTCTTCTTGTAGAAAAAACTTTACCATCACTACTAATTAAGTAATCATCAAATCCATTAATGGATATTGCGATTGGTTCTTGTTTATTTGTCATTTTTTAATTCTTTTAAATATTCTACTACTTGTCTCCTTATGTATTGTTTAAGGGGGTTTTTAAGTGATATAAGAGTTCTTCTTACCCATAACCACTTAAATCCTTTAAAAGATGCATAACCTATTGCAAATGCACCTACTATTGCTAAAATATATTCTATATTATTTGTCATCATTTTTGTATTTGTCTCTATTGAATGTTAATTTTATATTACTTTGTATATTATCTAAATCGTGTTTTATATACTTTCTGTTTATAGAATAAAAACTACTCATCTTTCTTTGTGATATTCCATCTATAAAATGTTTCTCAGCTAAGGTTCTTTCATATACAGGCAATCTACCAATATATAATTTAATATCACCTGCTAAAGCATCTATATCTTCACCAACTTCTTCTTTAATTTCTTGTCTATCGTGTTTTCTTGTATCGTATTCTTGTAACTTATGTTTGTTTCTATACTTTAAATGAAACGGTGATGTAGATGAATTAAACTGAATATATGCCATCTTGATAATATAGTGTTGAACTTTACCATCACACAATAACTTATCAGTATATTCTTCTCCTTTTTCTAATAAAGAAACAATACAATCATTTAACAAATCTAATGTGCTCTGATGATTTTTAGTTACTGCTCTAACCTTTTGGGTTATTTCGTTATAATGTTTTTGTAGGTATATGTTTATTCTCATTCTTAATCCTTTACTTATATAAGTATAACCAAATTGAAAAAACAGACAAAATTGTTAATAACTTTGCAAAAAAAAGCCTGGTATTAACAAAACCAGGCCTTTAAAATGACGCATATTGACTCCACAGAGAGTCTGTATATCTATAAGTATAAGTAAAAGATTTTTTTAAGTTGGTATAACTCCTTCTGATTGGAAGTATCCTACTAATTGTG